GCTGCGGTTCCATTATGTTTATTTTGTAGTTTTGCCGGGGCGCTGAATATGTTTGATGGCACGGGTGATTTGGATGTGATAGGTCCTGCTGAGCGGGATGCGATTTTTGCTCGGGTTTATGTTGAGCAGCGTGCGTTGAAGAAGGGGAACGCTGCTGAGATTGCTTGCGTCAGGGCTGGGATTACGAGTCCTGAGTTGAACATGTCGATTGTTGCATCGAGGCAGTTGGCTCGTCCTGAGGTTCAGCGATTGATTATGGTTGCTGAGGCTTCTGGGTATGAGGTTGAGCGCCGGGATTACACGCGGGATTTGTTTTTGGATGAGTTGCAGGCTGTGGTTCAGGCGGCGATGGACAAGGGTGCGTATCCGAGTGCGATTAGTGCGGTGAAGACGCAGGCACAGTTGCTGGGGATGTTGGATCAGACGGTGAATGTGAACCACAGTGTGAGTGCGAAGGATCTGGATTTGGCGACGTTGCGGGCGATGGTTGCGGATCGTGCGAGGCCTGTGAAGGTGATTGAGGGGACGTTGGTTCGTGGGATTGGGGACGGAGATGATGCCGAGTGAGTGACGACCTGACGCTGGACGAATTGCTGGAGGAGTTGGTTTCCCGCGAGGAGGCGATATCGTCGTTTGCGAAGTATGTTGAGTTTGTGAGTGGTCTGAAGCCGCCGCCGCATTTGCGGTTGGTGTGTGAGAAGCTGGATGCGGTTGCGCGCGGTGAGATCCGTCGTTTGATGATTAGCATGCCTCCGGGTCACGGGAAGTCGTTTGCGGCGTCTCACTATTTCCCGGCGTATTATCTGTCGAAGAATCCTGACCGGAACGTCATATTCGCCACTCATAAGCAGGAGTTGTCGGATTCGTTTGGTTTGAAGGTGCGCAACGTCATCAAGGGAGACGAGCACCGTCGGCTGTTCCCGGGGGTTGGGATTAGTGCGGATAAGACGGCGGCTGGGGAGTGGATGACGACGGGGACGGGTGGTTATCACGCGACGGCTGTTGGCGCGAACGTGACGGGTCGTCGTGGGGACATATTGATTGGGGACGATTTGCTGTCTGGGATTCAGGCGGCGGAGAGTGAGAGTGAGCGTAATAAGTTGTGGGCTTGGTATGGCGCGGATTTTTTTACGCGTCGGAAGAACAAGGACACGCCGATAGTTTTGATAGGTACACGCTGGCATCTGGGTGACCACATGGGTCGTCTGGATCAGGCGGAGAGGGATGGTGAGGGGGAGAAGTGGGAGCGGGTGATATTGCCCGCTATGGCGGTGGAGAAGGACATTCTTGGGCGCAAGCCCGGGGATGCACTGTGGCCGGAGCAGTTCCCGAAAGAGGAACTTGAGAACATCCGCCGCCAGCCATCGACGACGTCTAGGATCTGGTCGTCGTTGTATCAGCAGAACCCGGTGGTTGATGATGGGGGTATCATCGATCAGACGTGGTTTAAGTGGTGGCGCTCCCCCGAGCCGCCGAAGGTAAAGTATGTATTGCAGGCGTGGGATACGGCGCTGACGGCGAATAAGACGTCGGCGTTTAGCGCGTCGACGACGTGGGGTGTGTTCGATGATGACAATGGGATTCCGAACCTGATTTTGCTGAGTGCGTGGCGGGAGCGGGCGGAGTGGCCGATTCTGAGGCGCATGGTGCAGCGGATGGCGACGGATTACCGGGACGATAACTATAAGCTGCCGATCAAGGTATCGCGGGAGCGGGCGCCGGATACGGTGCTGGTGGAGGCGAAGGCGAACGGGCAGATGCTGATACAGGATCTGGGGAGGGCGGGGATTGTGGCGACGCCGTTTAACCCGGATAAGTTCGGCGATAAGATCGCGCGGGTGCGGCTGGTGACGGATTTGATTGAGAACGGCAGAATTTGGCTGCCGACGATGAAGAATTCGCCGGATCAGTTGAGGCCGTGGGCGCGGGATTTCATGGAGCAGTGCGTGCAGTTTCCGGCGGCGGATTCGCGGGACTGGGTCGACACGATGACGATGGCGTTTTTGCGGATTAAGCAGAGTGGTTGGGTTGCGAACACGGAAGATCCGTATGAACCCGTGTATGACACGCCGCTTGAACCTGTAAGCTTCTATTGGTAAGGTGGACTATGGCACGCAGACCGACATCGCTCGCTGACACGCTCCGCCCTGCGTTCGAGGGGATTGGCGGCGTCGATGTGGATTTGCCGTTGGATGCCGCCGATATTGAGATCGACGACGACGGCCCGGCGATGGTTGACGGCGCGGAGTTCACGGAACTGGACGACGGCGGGGTCGAAATTGATTTCGAGCCTGAGGTAGAGCGGCTGGAAGATGCGCCGTTTGACGCGAATCTGGCGCTGTACATGGACGATATGGACATGAACACGCTCGGCGAGACGTTGCTGAGCGGTGTTGAGGAAGACAAGCAGTCGCGTGGGGACTGGGAAGCGACGATGTCTGAGGGCATCAAGCTGATGGGTCTGAAGATTGAGGACCGCCAGACGCCGTTTAAGGGCGCGTGCGGCGTCTATGACCCGCTGATGGCTGAGGCTGTGGTGCGCTGGCAGGCTGTGGCCGCTGGTGAGTTGATGCCGGCGGCTGGCCCGGTGAAAACGCAGGTGATTGGGGTCGCGAACGAGCAGCTGGAGGCGCAGGCGTCCCGGGTGCAGCAGTTCATGAACCTGTATCTCACGGAATTGGCGCCGGAATTCTATGAAGAATTCGACCAGATGCTGTTCTGGCTGCCGCTGGTGGGTTCGACGTTTAAGAAGACGTATCAGGATCGGCTTCTGGGGCGTCCTGTGAGCCGTTTCGTGCTGCCGGATAACTTCATCGCGTCGTATGGCACGACGGATTTGGCGACCAGCCCGCGTTTCTGCCACATAACGCCGATGACGCGCCGGAATTTCCGGTTGGCGCAGTTGGCGGGCGTGTATCGCGACATCGATCTGGGTGATCCGCAGGCGGACGATAGCTCGCAGACGCCGATTCAGGCGGAAGTGGACGGCGTTCAGGGCGTGGAGCCGGGTGCTGAGGGCACTGAGGAGTACCGGATCTACGAAGTGTACGCGGATCTGAACCTTGTGGGGTATGAGAACGAGGATGGCATCCCGCTGCCGTATGTCGTGACGATTGAAGAGGGAACCCGGAAGGTTCTGTCGGTTTATCGGAACTACGACGAGGGGGATCCGACGTTTCAGCGGAAGAACCCGTTCACGCACTATAAGTTCATGCCGGGCGTTGGGTTCTACGGTCTGGGTTATGCGCACTTGCTGGGGAATTCGGCGAAGACGGCGACGTCGATCCGCCGCCAGCTGATTGATGCGGGCACGCTGAATAACTTCCCGGGCGGCTTGCGCGTGAAGGGCATGCGGCTGGAGGACAATAACATCGGTATTGGTCCGACGGAGTTCCGTGAGATCGATACCGGCGGCTTGCCGATCCAGAACGCGATCATGACGATGCCGTATAAGGAGCCGTCACAGGTATCGCTGGCGCTGCTGAAGGAAACCTACGAAGCCGCCCGGAATCTGGCGAACACGACGGAGATTGCGGTCGGCGAGGGGCGTCAGGACGCGCCTGTAGGCACGACGGTGGCGTTGATGGAGGCTGCGACCCGTCTGCAGTCGGCGACGCTGAAGCGCTGCCACAGGGCGTTTAGCCGCGAACTGAAGCTTATTGCGGATCTGTTCGGGAAGTATCTGCCGGATGAGCCGTATCCGTTTCCGGTGCGCGGCGGCATGGCGGCGATTATGCGCGAGGATTTCGCGAATAACATCGACGTGATTCCGGTTTCGGATCCGAACATTTCGTCGTCGGCCCAGCGGATGATGCGGGCCGAGGCGTTGCTGCGGTTTGCGACGCAGCAGCCGGATCAGCACAATCTGCGGGAAGCGTATCGGCAGATGTACGTCGAGATGGGCGTTGCGCCTGAGAAGATTGAATTGATTCTGGCGCCTGAGCGCGAGAAGCCACGTCCGTTGGATCCGCTGACGGAGAACCAGAACGCGATTGTGGGCATGCCGCTGGTGGCGGGTGCGTATCAGGATCACGACGCGCACATTGCGGCACACGCGCCGATTGCGCAGGATAATCCGATTCTGCAGGCGCACATCAACGAGCACTTGGCGCTGAAGATGCGTCAGCAGGTCGAGCAGATCATTGGCCAGCCGCTGCCGCCTCCGGGCATGCCGATGCCTCCGGAGCTTGAGAACCAGCTGGCGGTCATGGTTGCGCAGGCTATGCAGCAGCTGGCGCCGATGTATAAGCCACAGCCTGAAATTGATCAGATGGCGCAGGTTGAGATGCAGAAGTTGCAGCTGAGGGAAGCTGACAGCCAGCGTGATGCGCAGGTCGAAATGGCTAAGGCGCAGATTGAAGCTCAGAGTGACGCGGCGAATCGCGCATCGAGAGAAAAGATTGCGGCAATCAAG